AAGTGGAAAACCTGATGATGAAGTAACTCCTTCTGTTGGAGATGAATTTAAGGACTATTCATTCAGTTCAAGAGAATTACAACCATTTAAAAAATTCCAAATAAAAATTGATATGGTTGGAACTAATCAGGCACAACCACCTTTCATCAAGGAACTTAGAGCTATCGCACTTGCATAATGACAAATTACACTCCAGTTGAGGGAAAGTCTGGACTCTTCAGAGATTCAGACTCCACAGCGATCATTAATAAAGATAAAAAAGCATACCTTTCGTATATGAAACGTAAAAAGGATGCAGAAAATAAAAGTAATGAATTAGACCAAATGAAAGAAGATCTTGACAATGTGAAAGGTGAGTTAGGAGAAATTAAAGGTCTTTTATCTACTCTCGTTCAAAAACTAAATAATTAGAAAAATGGCACAACAACAGATAATCACTTTTGATCCAGATGTCGCTGTTCCATATGGTGTTAATCTTACTATATTTTCTGGTGCGGATTTTAACACTAGTTTTATAATTAGAACTTCTGCTGGTTCAAGTATAGATTTTACTAACTATACTGGAAGAAGCAATATGAAAAAGTCTGCGATTGGAACTGCAAATACTTTTGGTGTATCACTTGGAGACACAGATGGAAAAATAACTCTATCTATGGGTTCAACTGTAACTAGAAGTTTAGCTGAAGGTAGATATCTATATGATATCAATGTAAGTTCTGGTTCTACTTTCTTCAAAGTTATAGAAGGTAATGTGCTTGTCAGAACAGGTATTTCAACTTAGAGGTGAATAATGGCTCAACCAAGTTCAAGAGATGGTTTAATCGATTACGCAAAGAGACAGCTTGGTTATCCTGTCTTAGAAATTAACGTTGCAGATGAACAGTTTTCAGATCTGTTAGATGATGCTATCCAAGTGTATCAAGAGAGACACTATGATGGTATCGCAAGAATGTATTTAAAATATAAAATTACACAAGATGATATTGATAGAGGACAAGCAAGAGGAGGAGATACAACTTTAGGAATCACAACAACCACAACAACATCAACAGTTGGTTTGTCAACAACTTTTGATTTAGAAGAAAATAATAATTATATACAAATGCCTCCATCTGTGATAGGAGTCAATAACATATTTAAGGTTAGATCAGATACAGTTTATGATGGTTTATTCAATATTCGTTATCAGTTATTTTTGAATGACCTATATGCCTTTGGTTCAATTGATCTTCTTCAATATGCGATGGTTCAAACTAAACTTGAAGATATTACTTTCTTGTTAAATCCAGATGTGAGATACAGATTCAATATTCGTCAAGATCGTCTTTACATTGATGTTGATTGGGCAGCTGCAGTAAAATTAGGTGATTATTTTGTTATTGACTGTTTCAGAATTCTAGATCCAGAAGATTTTACAAAAGTGTATAATGATCAGTTTTTGAAGAGATATTTTACTGCACTATGTAAGAAACAGTGGGGTCAAAACTTAATTAAATTTCAAGGTGTTCAATTGCCTGGCGGTGTTCAGTTAAATGGTCGTCAGATATATGATGATGGTGTCAAAGAAATAGAAGAACTTAGATCCAAGATGTCAAGTGATTATGAAATGCCTCCACTTGATATGATTGGATAATGTTAAATCCGTTTTTTCTACAAGGCTCTGAAGGGGAGCAAGGTTTAGTACAAGACTTAGTTAATGAACAACTAAGGATGTATGGTATTGAGTGCCATTATATTCCTCGTAAGTTGGTTACATCTTCAACAATTATGAAAGAGGTAACTGAGTCTAGATTTGATCAGGCGTTTCCTCTTGAAGCATACTTAATGAATATTGATGGATATGCTGGACAAGGAGATATACTAACAAAATTTGGTGTAAGAGTTACTGATGAGGCAACTTTTGTAATATCTAAAGAAAGATTTGAAGAGGCGGTTGCTCCATTTTTAGAGCAGGATGATGAATACACATTATCAAATCGTCCAAAAGAAGGAGATTTGATATTCTTCCCTTTGGGAAAGAGAATGTTTGAAATCAAATTTGTAGAACACGAAAAACCATTCTACCAATTAAGAAAGAATTACGTTTATCAATTACAATGTGAACTCTTTGAATACGAAGATGAAGTTATTGATACAAATGTCAATGCGATTGATGAGGTTGTTCAAACTGAAGGTTATATTGCAAGATTAATTTTATCGGGTGTTGGTAGTACTGCGACTGCAAATACAACTCTTAACTTTGGTGCTGTTCAACAGATATTCTTACAGAATGATGGTTATGGATACCTCACCGCACCGACTGTTTCAATCAGTACATCACCTGGCGTAGATGCGACTGCGGTTGCAATCATGACATCTCGATCTGGTATCGGAACTGCTAAATCTATCGATAAAATTCTTTTAATCAATCCTGGCGGTGGATACATCGGAATACCCACTGTAACCGTGCCAGGCACTGGTATAGCGACTGCTGGCGTGACAACTCTAGGTTCTGTAGGTATTGTTACAATTACCTCTGGTGGTTCTGGTTATACTACTACACCAAATGTTGCGATTACTACTGCGCCATCAGGAGGAACAGATGCAACTGCTGAGGCCGTCATGGTTGGTGGAACGATTAGTGCAATCAGAATTAGTAACGCTGGTAGTGGATATACAACCGCACCAGTAATTACAGTTGGTGCTGCAACATCAATAGGAGATGGTGATTACATCTTTAATGAGACAGTTCAAGTTTCATCAGATTCCTCAGAGACTGCAAGAGTAAAAGTATGGGATGCAAACTCTAGAACTCTAGATGTAAGTATGTTGACCAAGATGCAATTCCAAGTTGGTGAAAAGATTAAAGGTCTTGAATCAGGTGCTGAATATGTGATACTATCAGTTGATTATGATACACCAAACGATTATCCAAATTCACAATATAAGGCGGATCAATATAACGATAATGCAGACTTTGAGACTGAGGCTGATGCAATTCTAGACTTCTCTGAGGGCAATCCGTTCGGAACATTCTAAATAGTTAGAAAGCTTTGATATGTTAGGTACTTATTTCTATCATGAAATATTAAGAAAGACGGTTATCGGTTTCGGTACTCTCTTTAATAATATTAACATTCGACACAAAGATGCGAGTGGGACAACTTTTAGTGCTTTAAAGGTGCCATTGGCTTATGGGCCAATGCAGAAATTTTTGGCAAGAATTCAACAACAACCAGAATTAGACAGAGAAACAGCAATAACTCTTCCTAGATTATCTTTCGAGATGCAAGGATTACAATATGATCCAACTCGTAAGACTGGAATCGCACAAACGTTCCTTACAAAAAATGGAACTAATGCGAAGAAAGTTTATATGCCCGTTCCATACAATATTGGATTTGAACTTAGTATTATGTCTAAGTTAAGTGATGATGCGTTACAGATATTAGAACAGATTCTTCCTTATTTTCAACCATCATTTAACATCACTGTAAATTTAATTAGTTCAATCGGTGAGAAAAAAGATATTCCAATTGTTTTAGAAAGTATTAATTATAGTGATCAATATGAAGGTGGTTTTGAGTCTCGTAGAACGATCATTTACACTTTATCATTTACTGCAAAAACATATCTATTCGGGCCAGTTGCAGATAATCCAGAAGGACTTATTAAGAAGGTCGATGTTGATTACTACACTAGCACTAATGTTAAAACTGCAAAACGTAATATTAGATATAGTGCAACACCAACTGCGAAACAAAATTATGATGATGATACAGCAACAGTTATTGATGGTGCAATATCTGAGAAGGTAACAACCTTTAAGGTTAGTGCAACCACTGATCTTGCTGCAAATCAAAGGATCATCATTGATACTGAGATTATGTTTATCAGAAGTATCAGTGGTCAGAATGTGACTGTATATCGTGCATATGATAATACAATCGCTGCGAAACATGAACACAATGCAGCTATCGGTGTCCTCAGTGCAGTTGATAATGCATCAATTGAGTTTGGTGATGACTTTGGATTTGATGAAATGACATCATTCTTTGCTGATGGTAAAACATCTAGTCCTTCTCAAGGTATAGACATTTAGGAGAGTTATGAAAAATTTTGATTCTATCGAGGAAGCACTTAACGTTGATACAGAGGTAGTTGAAACTGATAAGATTGAACCTCGAAAGAATCAACTTAAAAAGAGTGATCAAGATGATTCTGAAAAGGATTATGAATACAGTCGTGCAAATTTATATTCGTTAGTTGAAAAGGGACAAGAAGCGGTAAATGGTATATTAGAATTAGCTCAAGAATCAGATTCTGCAAGAGCATATGAAGTTGCTGCGACTACAATTAAAGCAGTTGCAGATACAACAGATAAATTAATTGACTTACAACAGAAGATGAAGGATTTAGAAAAAGATCCAAACAAAGGCCCTACTAATGTTACAAACGCATTATTTGTAGGATCAACAGCAGAGTTATCAAAATTAATTAAGAATCAAAATAAAGATGATAAATGAAATCTCCAGAACTGACAGAATTTTTTAGTCTTCTTGGAAAGGCAAAAAAAGAAAAGAAAGAGGAGTTTGATAATCTTCTCAAGGAAGCCGACATCAATCTTGATGTCATGACTTCGACTGTGGTTACTGGACTTAAGGAGGCGAAGGTAAATCAAAAGAAACAAAAGAAGAAAGAAGAAAAGTTAATAGAACAATTAGATTCAATAATTGATACAATTGAAAAACCAAAGGAAGTTAAGGACTTTACAGAACCACCTGTTACTGTTGGAGTGCCTGAAGATTTTGACGTATCAAAATTAGAGGAAGAAGATCCTTTAGAGGTTCAAGATTGGAATAACGGAGAAGACATTAAATTTACTGAGGTTGATGCAGTAAATATTATCGAACCAGAACCAATTAAGACACCAGAAATAAGTGATACTGTTGCACAGGCAATCAAATTTATTGAAGAGACAAATATTAAAGAAGAAGTTGAAAACGCAGATGAAACTAGTGTAGAGGATCTTAAAGCAGAGATTAAACAAGTAAGAGATATATTATATAAAGTTCTTGCACATGGGCCAGGATCTGGTGAAGTTAATCTTTTAAAGCTTGATGATGTTGATGAAGATAGTGCAAAGGTAGACGGCAAGGTTCTTCAATATCAAGCGTCAACTGGTAAATTTATAGGTGGTTCTGCTTCAGGGATTGGAACACAAGATAGTTTAAACACATCAGGTATCATTACTGCTTCATCATTTGTTGGAGACTTGACGGGAGATGTTACGGGAACTGCCTCAAATGCAACCTTATCTGTAAATGCTCAAGGTTTAACTGGAACACCCAACATCACAGTTGGTTCAGTTAATGCATCATCTGGAACATTTAGTGGTAATGTTGATATCAGTGGTGTTTTAACTTATGAAGATGTAACTAATGTAGATTCAATTGGTCTCATCACCGCAAGAAATGGAGTTGTAGTCGGTAGTGGCATCACACTGAGTAAAGATGGTGATGTATTTGCAACAGGTGTTTCAACCTCAACTAAAGTTCATGTCGGTGTTGATACAGGAGTTTATGATGAAGATTTAGTTGTGACTGGAGATGCCAGAGTTACTGGTATTCTGACAATTGGTACAGGTTCAATTATCCTTGACCCAACTGCAAAACAACTTCGAGGTCTTGAAGAAATTGTAATTGGTATTGCAAATACAATCACAATTAAACAAGATACAAAAGGTGAGATTGAATTTACAGATGCTAAAGGTACTCCAAAGTCTGTAGGAATTGGAAGCACAGTATCTATCAACACATCTGGAATCGTAACTGCAACCAGTTTTGTGGGTAATTTGACTGGTAATTTGACTGGTGATGTTACAGGTGACTTAACAGGTGATGTTACAGGTGACTTAACAGGTAATGTTTATTTGTCACAGGGTTTTGTTAAAAGTAGTTCAACTACTGTTACCTCAACATCCCAAACTGCAATTGATACTTTTCCAGCAGCGACATATCGTTCTGCAAAATATCAAGTTCAAATTACTAGAGGTAGTGAATATCATATTACTGAAGTATATCTTGTCCATGATGGAACTTCATCATATGGCACTGAATATGCAACAATCAAAACAGGTTCTCAACTTGCAACTTTTGATTCTGATATAAATTCTGGAAATGTAAGATTACTTGCAACTCCATCATCAAGTAGTTCTACTGTTTTTAAAGTAGTTGCTACCTTAACAAAAGTATAAATACATCTAGCGGAATATCTAATATGAAGAAATTTATCGGTGAACAAATCAGTAGATTTTTTAATACTGGA